TATTCTGCTGTTAAGTTGATAAACGTCTTTATATGGGGCTGGTATATCGTTTACTCCGTTGAATTGACCTTTCATCCATGACTGCCCTGCTAATATGTATATTCTGTTTGGATAACTCATTTAGTATGGGTTTTCGTTACAATCTTTATCACTACTAATCATACCGCTTGACGTTCCATTATCACTGCCAACTGTGTCGATAACAGTAAAGTTTGTGCCATCAAATGTGTCAGTATCAAAGTACCATTCATTTACTACATCGCTTGCTACTTCACTTGCTAATCTTGGTGTTCCATTGTTCCACATATTAGCTGCATCTGTTACTGTCCATATCTCATTTGCTATACTAACCATATTGATATATGACGCTTCATTAACATTATTTCCTGCATTAACAGCCCCTATTAATGTATTAGCTGAACTGGAAAAAATTGTTGTTGGTATTGTAGTAGATGTTCCTGCAAATGACACGCCATTTAAATAAACATTCACTAAGCCTGCATCATAAGTTATTACAACATCATTCCAGTCGTTGTCATTTATTGTTCCTGTGCTTGTGAAGTTCCCGTCTACTGACGAACCGCTAGAACTAAAACCTAAAAACAATTTATTTCCTCCCAACGTATTAGAGTCTAAATTTAGAGAGATTGCCCTTTGCTGCCCCATTGTGTTCCATATAGATAACCCAAAACAATTTTTTGACCCCGTTAAAGGTCTAAATAATATCCTAATAGACCATTGCTTATTAGACCCTAACAATAAAGACTGTGCAGCCTTACCCATGTCTAGGTAGTTATTACTGCCGTCAAAATAGTAAGAGCAGTCAGATTTAGTAAAAGCGTTAGTCTTACCAATTTTGCTATTTGTATATCCAAATCCGTAACCGTACATATTAACGTAATATCAAAGTTACTTCACCACTTGCTAAAGTTACTGCGCTAAAGTAGTCATCCCCTGTTGACGTAATAATAGTACCTGCGCTTACTGCTGTTAAAGGTGTACTAATGTAATCTTCCTTTACATCACTACCACTTTCATCTTTAAGACTTGAAATAACTGCATCTGAACTAACATAAAGACTAGTGAATTTCTTAATTGCTTCGTTTGTATCATTAACGGTGTAAGTTCCGTTCTTTGCTGCCATTCTTGCGTTTGGGTTTCCGTCCATTTCTTTTTATTTATTTGTTTAACAATTTGCTGTTATTGGTGTTATGCACCTATCGTAATTAAATCCTTGTTTTATGTGTATGTTTGCCACCACACCAGATACTCTATCGGAATAATCTTCGCTTAAAAAACCATAGTTAACTGTTTGGCTAGGTTGGAAGAAAGCGTCCCCATCAATTCCTAAATATTCTGGTCTCTCTATTAACCACACAATATCCGTTGCTATCTGCATACAGTCGCTCTTTACTTCTTGCTCGTTACCTCTATCTTTATCTACTAAGTCTGTAATGATTAACTCAAAGTTGTAATACAAACTTCCACCCGTAGACGTTGCCCCTAATTGATTTAGGAATACTCTAGGATATAACAACCTATCTAAACTATCTTTCTCAAAAGCCTGTGATACATTACCACTTGCAAATGACTTAACTTGATAGTGTTGGTCAGCTATTGCCTGTATTCTGCTTACTATCTGATTTAGACTTACCATACTTCTCTTTGTAGTACTTATCTACTTTCTCTTTAATCTCTTTTTTACCTATGTACTTTTTGCTCATCCTAAATAGATACCGTTAACGTGGTGCGTTTTATCTGGGTGAATATCTCCATCATCATCATTCTCTGTGTACTCTGGAAAGTCATCACACTTTTGACTTAGATAATAGTTTAATCTATACTCCCATGCTGTTGCCTTTGCTTCGTACTTATCGCTTAGTCTTTGTATCTCTTGTAAACTTACTGTTTGGCCGCCTTCATTGCCCTGTTTGATAACACCATTGTTACGCATTTTAAGCGTTATAAAGTCTGCTACATCAATCATCACCCTAAACAGTAATACATTCACTACATAACTATTTAAAAGCGTCTTATACGGCTCTGGAATAGGTGTGCTAGAACTAACATACGCATCTACGTCGCTTATCAGTTTATTGTATAAATCAGTTCCCAAAATTGGAACTATGTACAATTCTTGTGCATCCCTTATTAAAGGTCTAATAATAGACTCATCTACATTACCATCTAAGGCAGTACGTTCCTTTACAAAATTCTCTGATATTAAATAAGTAAATGCCATGTCTTATTGTTTCTCTATTAGTTCTTGCCTCCAGACGTGTCTGCAACTTGGTGATATTACACCGTCTCTATTCCAGAAGCCACCACGTCTTAACCATACGTTATGCCCTACTATTGCGCTCATTTGGTCTATATCTTCTTTTGAATATACCCTACCTAAAGATATTAAGCGTCTGCAAAAGTCTCTACTTCCTGGTATAATATCTCCACCACTTGCACTTGCCCTCTTTACATATCTATAAACTATTTCAAAGTCTACTGTTGCTGCTTGCTTTTCACCCTCTTCTGTTAATTCTCTAGATGGTTCTTCTGTGTCGCTTGGTATTTCATCAGGTATATCTATCTCCTTTACATCTATTAAACCCTCGTTTGCTAATCTATTTAAGCTCTCTGCTACTGTTTTTAAGTCCGTATTTAAGGCTTCCGCTATACTATCTGCTGTGATGGTAGGATTGTTTTTTAAAACGCCTCATACTTGTTTGTCAAAATCAGTGACTTCAAAGTTCATTCTAAAAGAATCCTCATCTATGTTGACCTCGTCACCACTAAAATCTAACTCTTTTGAGTATTTACACTTAATCCCTTTAGAAGGTCTACCCATTTTTTCTAGTAAACTAAATAGTAGTTCTTCTTCCTTGTCGTCTTTAGACATTTGGGTAACCGTTTGTGTTACGGTTTCACTTTTAACCTCAAGTCCTGCCTTTTCTGCTAGTTGACTTAAATAATCAGAACCTAGTGCTGTTGCAATTTGTATAACCGCTGTCTCGCTAAATTGCTCTGTAATCGGATCAACTCTATCTAAGTAAACCGCATCCGTATTATATAGGTCTGATATAACACCGTTTAATATCCTTTGACGTGAAGAAACGTAGGTACTTTGGAATACTTCCATCTTCTCTACTATCTCCGTTCTATTCCCGAATGGTTGGTCTGTCTCAACTCCAAAAAGATTTGGCGATACCACACGATGACCTGTAAATATCATGTTTCTAGTCTGGTCTAGAAGTTGCATGAACTGTTTATCAAAGTTGTTAGGCATTAAAGATTCTACCCTTGTCTCACCCTCGCCCTCTTGTTGCCATTGCAAGATAACTCCACCGCCTTGTTTAGCGTCTGTGCCTTGAAACTTCTTAGCAAAGTCTTTCTCTATCTTTTTAGCTGTAGCATCGCCTGGATATTGACCGCTAAAGATAATCATGTTGCCAGCTTGGAATCCGTTGTGCAAGTTGTTTAAGTGGTAGTCTGCAATTCTATAATCTATCTCAATATAAGGAACTGCACCCACGTACTCTGGTAATGTGTAGTGTTCTTTACCTGCTCTGTGCTGAACATGGTAGTATAATTGACTACCTTTTTTAGTTTCAGGATTGTATTTAGCAAATGTCTTAAATCCTGCTTCTATATCCTTGTCTGTGCCTTTGTAGTGCTTTGTCCAATCGGGTGAATAAGCAAACTCCTCACCGTCTTTAGATACTCTAATCTTACTAGCATCTACATGGTATAAATCAAACTTGCCGTTAGGCTTCCATATAACCTCTAGGGCTATGATATTAAATAACTCAAAGTCTAAAGCTGCTTTCAACATGATACTTTCTAAGCCCTCATCTGGATTAGCCTTTTTTATCATGCCTTGTATTTCGGCTACGTCTTGGACATTCTTTACTTTAGCGGCATCTACTCTAAGCCCCTCTCCTGCGATATAATGAACCTTACCAGTAATTATACTATTGTGGGTTGCTGAACGGTCATAAAGCTCAATTAAACGCTGCGGATACATATTGTCATGTCCGAACTGAACCCAGTCGCTATTCTTTAATTCCTTGAAATCTGGAATGTCACAAGCTTTTAACTGTATAAATATCGGCTTATTTTGATTTTCTTCACTCATTATTCAGGTGTATATTGAATATCTATATTGTTGTCTAAGGCTGTATAATCTACGTCACTTGAAGCAGTTGGATCTACAACTAAAACTCTACCAGTTTCTACTATTTCATCTGCTAGACTTGGGTCTGTGTTAACTGCACTTGTTTGTGCATATATGATATATGTCCATTGTCCTGCATCGTTCAACTCTACGTCTGTACCCTCAACTATTGTAAAAAGATTGTACCTAGTCGTAGCGCATGACGTGTCAGTAGATAAGAAGTTCTTAACTAGATTAGTCTGCACGTTCTTAAAAGAAAACAAGTAATAAGGGTTACTTATCGTTGTCTTCTCCGTTAGTGTCAGTGCTACCTTGTTGCTCTGTGTCTGGTAAATTAGTATCACTCTTTTTTTTACGTCTTTTTGTTTTAGGGAATGTCATTTTTTTAGGCTCTGACTTAAAAATATGGTCCAAGCCATACGCTCGATAAGTTGCGTACATTTCGGGCTTATCTTCTATCGTAACAGTCTGTGTAATTCCCTTTTTACGAATAGTAATTGTTGCCCCTATCCACTTTTTATCTATCATATTAATAAATATAAATACTTGTTTTTGTAACATATTGAACATAAAAAAAGGGGCTTAATAGCCCCCTTTAAACTAACTAAAAGATATATTATAGAAGTCCGCTAATAATAGTACTGTCTACTTGTGGGGCTGGTAGTTTCTCTTTACCTCCCATCTCAATAGTAAACCCGTTCATGTCTTCTACCATTATTCCAGACTGATATGCAGTAGTACCTGTCATTTGAAGTCCACCGTCTGCACCTAGCATATAGTACTCGCCAGCAAAGTTTTGAACTATGGCAATACCTGTTAATTTCGCTAATGCTAAAACTTCTGCTATCTCAGTAGTAGTTCGCTTATGCATCTTTAGTCTTAACAACTGCTCAAAGGCGATAGTACGGTTTTCAGTAGACCCTACGAAAGTCTCACCCCAGTCACTATCTTGATGCTGTACTTCGTACTGCTTGAATACAACCGAACTAGCTAAGGTAATAGACGTTACTAATCCAGCAGCATTTTTAGCGTATGCAGAAACATCGTCAAACTCTACTAAGTAAACAGTCTTAACACCACCGCTTGACTTATTACAGTCTAAAGTATATCCGCTTAATGTTACACAACTCATATTAATTATTTTAAATAAGCAGAGGGAACTAACCCCCTGCTATTACTTCTTATCTTACTCTGCGTAGTAAACTACGTGCTCTGGGAACGCAAATTGAACACCTATCTTAAACTCAATTTTAAGCTTATGGATGTCGTCATCCTCAGAGAACCATAGTTTAAATGATTCTTCCTCGTTCTCTAAATCTTGACCTACGTACATATTCTCTCTGTAAGAGATAACGATTCTGTTCTGACCGTTCAAACCGTTTACAACTACGATAGGAATGTTAGTGTAAAGAATCATACCGTCAATACCATCTTTAGGCTCTACCCATCTGTTATTAAGGTCGAACACTTCTTTTTGGTATTGATCGAACCAATCTCTACCCATGAAACAAACTAAATCGTTTCTCTCTCTGATTGCTACTGGTACGTCTTTAGCTAATTGATAAAGTACAGTAATCTCGTTACCTGTAAATGCAGTACCACTAGATGAACGTACAGTAGTAGATGTGTCGTCAATCAACTTGTTAAACCCATCACACAAAGCTAAGTTACCTAACCCTGTGCTAGTATTTCCTTGCCAGATTAACTTCTCAACTTCAAAGGCCATGTTAGCCATTAAGTCGTCTAGGAAAATCTGCGGTAAATCTGTTTCATCATATGTAGAACCAGGAGTCAATAACTTCTGAGTGAATTTAGCCTCCAAAGACTTCATACAGTAGTTCTTATTTACCTTAATTTTACATACTGAGATAGTACGTTGTGTGATAGTATCATCACCTGCTGCGTTAAAACCACAAGATCCACCCGCTTGGAAAGTAACTGTGCTATCTACTAGGTTAATTGTCTCTGCTGATTTGATACCAGTTTGGATAGTAACATACTCCATTGTTCTCGCACCTGCTACCGCCTTTGCGATTAATTCCGCTGGCTCTTCTGTATAGTTGCCTAAAGCGGAAACGTCAAAATTAAAATCTAACTTTTTCATTATTTTTTGTATTTTCTAAATGCTGCTTTGATTCCGTTCAAAGTGGCAACTTTGCCTACGCTAGTTTTTGGTGCTTGTGTTGGTTTGTCTGCGCTAAAATCCATAAGCACCTCGATAGCTTCTAGCACGTTGTTATTAAATTCTTTGTTTTCGTTTTTGTAAGCATTGAACTCAGATGCTAACTTTTCGTTTGCTTCTGTTAGTTCTTTAATCTTACTTTCATACTCTTCCTTTGCTTCTGCAAATTTGCGCTCTACTTCTGTGCGCTCTATTACAGTTTTAGGAGATGGTACTGCTGCTGGTGTTGGCGTTTCAGTCTCCATAACCTCTTCTGTCACTACTTCACCTTCTGGCATGATAACCTCTGTGATAAGT